GGTGGCCCGGCCCCGCCGGGCGCGCCCGGCCGCGGCCCCCGGCGGGGGGGAGCGCCCCGGGGGCGGGGGGGGGGGGGTCAAGCGGGTCTACCCATACACCTTTTTTCTGCAATAAGCCTGTCTTATGGAGTCCAGTGGAGTATCTTATGGAGTGGTATATTGATAGGCTATGAGGTAGTCTTATGTATGGTATAAGGGAATCTAATAGGTCATTGGATAGTGGTTGGCTGGTTTGACAGGATGTATCGTCCCCCCTTAATAATCCCCTGTCTCCCCCCTCAGTCCCCCAGCGGGGGAAGGGGTTATTCTCGTAGAGAAGCGGAGAGATAACCTCTGGGAGACAAGTTGACGAAGTCCTAACTTAAGGTTAGATCGTTGGATATGGACATCAAGATTATCAAGGAAGCGGAGGTAATTCGGCTTACTGGGCTGAGTAAGGAGGAGATGAAGGAATGGCGAGGTAGGCTTGAGGAGGGGAAGCATTGGGTGAGAGTGCCTAGCAACCGGCCTAAGAAGTTATGGGCTGTTGGCTGGACGGAGGCTGGGGTTGGGGCGTTGAGTAAGGGCGCTGACCTGGGTGAGCTGCAAGGCGACCTGGATAGGAGTTTGGAGAAGCCGAAGGAGGTCTTCGGGATTGTGAAGGGCAAGTTTAAGAACAACCGGATTATCCTGTGCGATGTGGAGTATGATAAGGTCAAGGTGGAGGCTAACGTCTTGGTCAAGGACAGCCGGAACTTTGTGGTGGGTATGCGAGTGCCGTTGAGATCGGATGGGGGTCGCTGGGTGGCGGCGAAGCATCCACGATTTGGGGGGCGCTGGTAATGGACGACAAGCCGAAGAAGCGGAAGCGTAAGGCTAAGGCTATGGTCGTTACCCACAACGACGAGCAGCTGGAAGGGGCGATGCTGGATGCGTTGACCAAGTTGAAGGGGTATTGTCCGCAGGGGGTGATTATCTTGAACTCGACTTCGGACAAGTGGAAGGTCTTGGCTTTTGGGGGTGGCAACAGTAAAGAGAACTTCCATACGGTACTGGGAGCTGCTCTTGCAGCCGGGGTAGTAGCCCTGGAGAGTGGGCCAGAGAATGCCACGGAATGGGATGCTTGACACGGGCTGGAGCGGGTGTAGTTTGGTCGGACAACGGCTCTACCCGCTGTCGGAAGACAAGGTAGGGTCATCACTTTGAAAGTCTTATCCACTCCAGGACGCTGGAGCAGCTGGTGGAAGTCCAGCGAAAGCAGCATAGAGGATAGGTTCGGCTCGATGCCGTTTGTCGGAGGGTTGGGAACTCTCGATCCTTGCGCCTCCAAAGGTGCTTAACCGGCAGTATGTCACCCGATAGTATGTGCTGTGAGTAATGCCCCGAAGAGACGAGGGGTGGTGTTTTTCGGGACGAGGTGCTAGCAGATGCACACCCCTGCGTAGCGGGGGAGGTACAGGTGAGAGTCCTGTCGTCTCTATTTGCCTTGGTAGCACAATGGCAGTGCGCCTGTTTTGTAAACATGGGGTTGTCGGTTCGACTCCGACCCAAGGCTCATTTACTGTTAATAAGGTGGACTACTTGACAACTTATGCACATTAGCGGAAGTTATGTCCATTATGAAGTCCAAGAAGCACGAAGGTAAGGAATCCAAGGGCAAGGAGCGTGGCGAACACAAGCGTCCAGGCTACTCCAAGATGGAAGGCTTTGAGAAGGCTATGCACGGCAAGAACCGTGGCGCTGGCTTCAAGTCCTACGGCAAGTCCAAGGGCGGGATGTAACGGCAATGTTCCCATTCGACTCTCAAGAAGACGAAGAATGGGAAGAGCCGGATGCAAGTGACATTGCGTCCATCATTTTTCTGCATCACTATGGCAAACTACAAAGGTCGAAGCGTATCGCTCAACAAGCCATTCCGCACTCCAGGCGGCCCGAAGAAGTCTGCCGTCTACGTCAAGGGTGCTAACGGCAACGCCAAGATCGTCCGTTTCGGTGACCCGAATATGACGATCAAGAAGAACATCCCTGCACGACGGAAGAGTTTCCGGGCAAGGCACAACTGCGCCACCGCCAAGGACAAGACTACTCCGAGATACTGGTCTTGTAAGGCTTGGTGAAACTCACCCAGCATCCAGTCATCAAACTCCCCTCGACGGAGGAGTTGAAGGTACTTCAGCAGAAACTGGGTTCTGAAAAACTCGCAGAAGTACTGCGTATCCGTGAGGAAAAGATTCTTGCCGAAAAAACTGACCCATATCGCCACGGTTACGAGCCGTTCCACTGGAGGGATGCGGACAATCTCCTTAAGACCCACCAGGAACTGTGCGTGTTGGGTGGTAATCGTGCGGGTAAGACTGAATGGGCTGCCAAAAGGGTAGTTTCAGCACTCGTAAACACACCGAATGCCCGTGTGTGGTGTCTCCACACCACCTCGCAGTCGTCGATCCAGATGCAACAGAACGTAATCTGGAAGTATATCCCCCCGGAGTTCAAGACTCTGAAGAAAGGGCGCGTCACGAACATCCAGTATTCCCAGAAAAACGGATTTTCGGACGGTACTTTCATCTTCCCGAATGGCAGCCAATGCCATTTTATGAATTATGCCCAAGAAAAACGAGTCATTGAAGGTGGTGAGTGCGATATCATCTGGTGCGACGAACTTGTACCTCTGGATTGGATCGAAACACTCAGATATCGTGTGGTTACCAGACGTGGTAAGCTGCTTGTCACTTTCACCCCGGTTTCTGGCTACACTAACGTCGTAAAGGAGTACATCTCCGGCTGTAAGGTGCTGGAAAGCCGTGTCGCCAGCATCCTTGACCAGAAAATCCAGCACGTACCTGGCGTTCCCAACGGTCATATGCCTTATCGGGCTAAATCCCGTGGTAAGGATGCCGGGGTAGTCTGGTTTCACTCCGAGTTCAACCCGTACAACCCTTTCGACGAGCTGCGTCGCACTCTGGACGGCAAAACCACGTACGAAAAGAAAATCCGAGCCTACGGCTGGGCTGATGGACTGGCTGGCGCTCAATTCCCACGCTTCGGTGACCTCAATGAGATTGACGACGACAAAATCCCCGAAGAAGGGACTAACTATATGGTCGTTGACCCTGCCGGGGCGAGAAACTGGTTTATGCTTTGGCTACGGGCAGTCGGAACGGGCGAAAGCACCAAGTGGTTCGTCTATCGTGAGTGGCCCGACGCTTCTTACGGTGAGTGGGCGCTACCAGACACCAAACTTGACGGTAAAGCCGGCCCAGCACAGCGAGCAGGGGCTGGAAGAGGCATCGCAGACTATAAAGCCCTAATCCGAGAACTTGAAGGTGATGAAATCGTTGAAGAACGTCGTATCGACCCCCGTGCAGGGGCGACACAGGCTGCTACCCAAGAAGGTGGCAGTTCCCTTATCGAGCTGCTGGCTGAAGACCCAGAACCGATGTTTTTCGATCCAGCCCCAGGCATTCGCATCGACGATGGCGTGTCCGTCATCAACGACGCACTGGCACACGACCCTGGACAGCCGTTATCTCCCATCAACGAGCCAAAACTGTACGTCGCCAAGTCCTGCGAGAATCTTATTTACTCTTTAAGAGAGTGGACTGGCGCTGACGGTGAGAAGGGAGCATCCAAAGACCCAATCGACTGTCTGCGGTATTTGGCTACCATTCAGCCCGAACAATATGACGACCAGGCGTTCAAATGCAAGGGAGGCGGCTCATACTGATGCGTAACCCGGAAGACTACCCAATCCTGCTCTCCAGATCGCTGGCAGAGGAAATGACGGGCATTAATGTCCGAGAATTGGACAAACTGCGTAAATCTGGCAGTATCCGGTGTTATACAACCCTTGGAGGCCAGTCCCGCTTCCATAAGGACTCACTTTTACAATATATCGAAAGCAAATCAACATCCCAATGCTCCCCGAAGACTCCCGACGAGACAAACTGACTTTTCACACCGATACGCCAGATGTGGTGTATCTCCGCAAGGAACTGGAACGCTCGCTGTATAACGGTGGCAATGTAGCCCGTCTGAACAGCAATGACGACATCCGTCTCGCTCGTTGGGACGGTCAGACCGACGACGGCAAGAAATACTCCAACAACGAAGGCGTGACCGCTTTCCCGTTTGAGGGTGCGTCCGATGTCCGCTGCCGTCTCGTTGACCAGACCATCAATGAACTTGTGGTGCTGATGGTGTCGTCTTGGAATCTCGCTCGTCTGCGTGTCTCCGGCACGGAGTACAACGACGCTGGTACGGCTGCCTCCATCCAGAACCTGGCTAACTGGGTCGTGAACAATCGGATGAAGGCTGAACTCGCACGTGAGGCTGAACTCTGGGCGCAGTACGCTCAACAGTTCGGTTGGTCTGCCGTCCACATCGGTTGGGAACGCAAGTTGGGCATTCGCAACTCCGTCATCACCACCGGGGAAATCCAAGCCAAGGGGATGAACGGTGACCAGATGGCTCTAGAACTTTACGGCTCGATTCAAAATACGGGTGCATCCGACCTCACAAAGTCGTTGTTAAGGGCTACCTATAACGTAGCCGAATCCGAGGTGGATCGAGTCGCCCAAGAACTTGTCCGTGCCGGGACTTCCGAGTACCGTGAGCAATACACGGTTTCCAGCCAACCGGCCGTAGCTGCGCTTAAGCCCTTCGACGAAATCGCCTTCCCGCCGGAAACCCTCGACCTCCAAGATGCCCGTGTCATCTTCCGTCGTGTCCATATGACCGCAGTCGAGATGCGTGAGCGTATCGAAACGGACGGCTGGGATGAACAGTTCGTCGAGGAAGCGGAAGTAGTCGCTGGCAAGTCGTCTTGGTATGCAGACCCGAACCTCATCCCGACCACGACCAACGTCACCAATACGCTCCATCGTGCCGAGAACCTAATCGAACTCGTCTACGCCTATACGCGCCAGATTGGGCCGGACGGCATTCCGTCGATCTACTACACCGTGTTCTGTCCGCAAGTGCGTTCCGAACTGTTCGCCAAGCACGAAATGCTGGAGTACGCCCACGGTCAGTACCCCTTCGTCGAGATGCGTCGTGAGCATCTGCGTCGCTCCATCATCGAGTCCCGTGGCGTTCCCGAACTCGCCTACACCGACCAGTTGGAAATCAAGGCACAGCACGACTCCATCCGTGACCGCACGGCTTTCGAGACCCTGCCTCCCATCAAGGTCAAGAAGCGTCTTGGCACTCAGAACCTCATCCAGCCGGGTGGTCTCCTGCCTGTCACCACGCCAGATGATTATACGTTCCTCTCGCCGCCTACTGGAAATCCTGCACTCGCCTTCAACCTCATTGATCGTGTAGAAGCCAGAAACGCGGCTTACTTCGGCTTGTACCACGCAAGCATCCCGCCCGTCAAGACCCAGACCACCCAGCAGTTCCTGGTGAACAACTGGCTCACAGCCTGGAGCAAGGTTCTCAAGCAAGTCATCTCGCTCGCACTCCAGTATATGGATGGCGCTGAAATCGAGCGTGTCTGCGGTCAGCCTATCGTAGTCACACCTAACGACATCTGCCACGCCTATGACTTCAACATCTCGTACAACATCAAGGAACTCGACACCGACTATGTCTTGGAAAAACTTAAAGCAATGGCTTCCTTTGTTGTCCCGATGGATGCCGGTGGTGTACTCAACCGTAATGAGTTGGTTACCCGCTTCGTCGAAGCCATCAGCCCGGAAGCGTCCAAGTCGCTCATCCTCGACCAAGCAGCTGCCTCGCAAAAGATGTACGAGCAAGTCCAAACGGACTTCGCCAAGATGATGCTTGGGATGGAAGCCAACTACGTCGAAAACGACCCGTCGGCTAAGACCAAGCTGCAATACGCACAGGACATCCTCCAGAAGAACCCGAAGGCTCAACAGGCTGCCCAGCAAGACCCGCAGTTCCAGGCTCTGCTCAAGAACTACTTCCAGAACCTCCAGATGAGCGTCAGCCAGCAGGAGAACAAGACCATTGGTCGTCTGGGTGTCACCCCGGTATCTGACCAGTTCGCCCAACAGCAGGGTCAACAGGGGATGATGTAACTTATGGCTAAGACCATCAACGAACATAAACTGGCTCTGGGCTTCGATAAGAACGATGTCTTCGATGCCGTCATTGCCTATCTCGATCTCAACATCGAGGGCGAGGTAGACCGCGCCATCTCCTACAGCATTGAGGGCGAAAAGCGTATCCACGGCTGTGGTCGTGCCGAAAGCCTACGTGACTTCAAGGACTTGCTCCTAAGCGAGCAGCAGGAAGCCAAGGCCGGTAAGAACGGGTCGTGAGTTAGACCAGAAGTTGCCAAAACTTACAAACGGGGGTGCAGCCCGTTGACACTTCTTGAAACGAGGTGTTACTGCTCATACGCCCCTGGGAGCGACCCATCCCTGTTATGCCAGACAATCAAAATGCCGATATCGGAACGGCTCAAAACAACACCGAGGTACAGTCTAACGCCTATTCCACGGGGCTAAACGAGGAATCTCTTGCGGATGCACTCCGTAAGACTCTGTTCGCCGATCCGGTGGAGCAGACGGATGAAACCCAGTCCGCAACTGAGGGTGAAGACCAGACGGAGGTCAAGGACGAGCCTGTCGCTGAAGCGGATAACGCTGAAAGCACGGAGGAAATCCCCCAGGCCGAGGATGGCGACGATGTTCATTCACAGGAAGCAACAGACGACGAGGGAGACAGCGATCTCTCTAAGGGTGTGCAGAAGCGTATCGACAAACTCACCGCCAAGCGAAAGCAAGCGGAAGAGGAAGTCTCCAATCTCCGTAAGGAACTTGAGGCGCTGAAGCAGACGGTAACCGAGTCACAGCAAGCGAGCGAACAGAGCGCAAAGAGCGTCACAGACGCAGATAATCCGTTCAGTTCGTTGAAATCGAAGGCTGAAGTTGATAAGGAAACCGAACAAGCCCGTTGGCTGCGTTATAAGTGTATGGAGAACCCGGAAGGTTTCTCCTTGGGTGAAAGTCATTACGGCCCGGACGACGTTAAGCGAATGTTGGTTAACTCCACCAAGGCGATTGAGGAGCATCTGCCCAAGCAGCTTGCCCGAATCAACACGGAGGAGCAAATCCGACCCATCGCAGAGTCCAACTACCCGTGGTGGAAGAACCCCTCCTCAAAGGAGTACAATATGGCGCAACAGATGCTCAAGACTGCACCACAGCTGCGTAACTTCCCAGATTGGCAAATCTTTATCGGTGATGCCATCCGGGGAATGCAAGCACGTGAGGGACAGGCGAAAGCCAATCCCGCAAATGCAGCCAAGAAGTCATTACCGCCCGTCCGTCCTACTGCTACACCGGCCAAGAGTAACCCTTCTGAAGCAAGGGCGAAACAGGCTGAAAGTCGATTCGCAAAATCGAACTCCGCAGATGACCTCGCCAAAGTGCTACTCGCTAAGGGCTTCATCTAAACCCCCTCCCCACCCCATACCCATATAAACAATGGCTAAACTACTCGAAAAAGACATCGTCAACGCTGGTAAGCGTGAAGACCTGGCTAACCTCATCGCCCTCGTCGATGCGAAGGACACCCCCTTCACCTCGATGGCGAAGAAGGGCGCTCAGCCCGGAAACACCATCTTCCGCTGGCAAGCAGACCGTCTCCCGACCACCACCACTCCGACCCCTGTCGTTGATGGCACGGATGTCGATCCCAACACTGGTACGTCCAACTTCGTCAACGATGGCGGTACTCAGTACCGTGTCGAACTGTCGAACCGTATCCAGATCTTCCGTAAGGCTGTCCGTGTGTCCAAGTTGACCCAGGACGTCGCCAACATCGCTGGTGTCCGTGACGAACTCTCCAACAACGTCTCCAAGGCTATCACCCTTGTGAAGCGTGATATGGAAGTCGCTATGTGTGCCAACCAAGGCGCTCAAGTCGATAACGGCACTGTCGGTTACCGCACCCGTGGTCTCGACAAGTGGCTCGTCGCCGCTGCCAACATCGACACGGTTGACCTCCCGGCTGCTGCGTCTGCCTTCTGCTTGTCTGCTTCGCAGATTTCCACTGTCGGCACTGCTGCCCTCACGGAAACCGTCGTGCAGGATATCCTCACGGGTATCTACAGCCAGACTGGTCAGTTCAAGAACTACGACGCCATCGTCGGCCCGACCCTCAAGCGTGCGTTCACCAACCTGGTGTTCACCACGACGCAGGGTACTGGCACAGCCCCGATGACCGCCATCCGCACACTCAACCGTGAGTCTGATTCGGAAGCGTACATCTCGTCTGTCGATGTGTTCCAGGGCGACTTCGGTCAGATTCGTCTCCACCCGTCGCTGTTCCTCAAGAACAACTTCTCCGGTTATATCATCCCGTTTGATATGGTCGAAGTTCGCTACGGTGGTAACGTTGCCCAGGTGACTGAGTTGACGGACAACGGTGGTGGCCCTGCTCGTCTTATCGAAGCGGTTGCCGGCCTCTGCGTCTACAACCCGCTCGCCTTCGGTAAGTTCGACTTCACCGCCTAATAGCAGTCGCTTGTCCGACATCATCCAATCGATCTCTGAGGTTGTTCCTTCCCATCTCCGCAAGGCGATGGAGAGGGAACTCCTCACAGGTTGGAGGATGCAGGAGGCGGCTTCTTACACACAGGCAAAGCAGTTTGCGGCCTTCAATCACGCAAACGCAGCTAAATCAATCGATGGGGTAGGCGAGTTGAAGGCTCGTATCCCCATTTCTGCCTATCATTACTGGGGTCAACGCCTTGGTTATGAGTGCTGGAATGACGAAGCGTTCACCAACGACTTCATCAAGCACAACCCGGAAATCGCTGTTAATAACCGGGTCAAGCGTACCGTCGTGAACGGCGCTATCTTTACAGCAGACGGTTTCCTCACCAAATGAGAACCACCCACTTTTCCCCAATCCTGTTCAACGCCTTGCAACTCGCAGGGCAGGACAGGCATTACATCACGGAAGAAACATTCGCTCAATTCCGTGACTTCATCAATGAGCGTCTTCGTGTCGCCTGGGAGTTACAGGACTGGCCCGACCTCACCCGTGTCGCCCAACTGACAGTCACCAATGATGGTGCTGGCTTGGTTACTGCTGCCATTCCTGCTGTTGCTGGCGAAGTGTTTGCCTGTTACGACAGAGACCCTCTCGTAACCACGAAGGCGGTCTACCTTACGTTCCGTCTGTATGACGACGGTACTACACAGAAGTTGGTCTTCGGGTCTGACCCTGGCACTGTCTATGCCGAGTACCGCATCAAGCGTACCGAACTGACTGGCGATCTCTATGCGTCAAGCGTTGCATATTCTATTGGCGCTCAGTGCTACTTTGATTCTGGCAGTAACACTGGCACTTATACTCCCGTAGCCGGGAAGCCTCACTACGGCAACTTCTACACCTGTATCAGCGATACCACCGCTGGGCAGTCCCCCTCTACTCACCCTGCCAAGTGGCAGATCGTAACCATCCCGTACCTGTTCTCAGCGTATGTGGCGCGTGGTGCTTATGCCGACTGGCTTCGTTCTGAACTCCAGATTGAAGCTGCACAGGTCGCAGAAGCGGAAGCGGAGCGATACATCACGGATGCCATCGACATCGTGCTTCGCCAGCAGAAACAGGTGAACCGAATCAATATGAACCAAACTTACTAAAATGGGCTATATCTCCACATCCTCTCCGTTTATCCGCAGTATGGTGCATTCGGACTCGTCCGTTGATAATACTGCCATCACGCAGATTCTCGCTCCTACCTCTGCGACTGAGAAGCGTATCATCGTCTTCGTCCAGAACAAGTCGGCTACTGCTAACTTGTATGTCATCTTCAATGCTTCCGGCAGCGTTGGCATCCTTGTCCCTCCCTTGTCGAATACGAGCATCGAGAACTACACTGGCGCTGTCCGTGTGACTACGGACTCCGCTACGCCTTCCACCGTCCATCTTGCTTACGCCACGGTCTGATGGCACTAAGCGCCACAGTCCACACCCAACACGGAAAACGCAAGTCTTCCAGAATTGGAAAGGGTAAGATGAAATGAGCCTACAAGCATCAGTCGGATTCCAGATCCCTACGAATGTCGTAGAGGTCGGCAATGAAATCAGCACAGACCAGTTGGCTGCTATCCAGGCCGCCAGCACACCGTCTACTGGCAACCCGTTTGCTACCCAGTCTTGGGTCGGCTCTCAAGGCTACACAACATCCTCCGGCATTAGCCAAGATGCCGTCTACGCCATCGCACTCACAAGCAACATCACATCATTCACTTGGGGTGGTTCTAATTGGAGTGGTGCTATTGCCAGCGAGACTCCGTACTTCTCCACCAATAAGGCAAGTAACTTCAAGTTCTTGGTGAACAACTCCTATGATTTTACGCCTACTTGGTCTGGAACTTCTTTTTCTCTTTCTGGCGTATCTGATGACTCCTCTTACACCACTACCGGGTCTGGTGAGTCGTTCACGATCAAGTGGAACAGCGCCAACGGTGGTATCCCGGTAATCTAACTTTATGTTCTCCTTCCTACTCTTCCTCATTGGCGTTGGCATTGCTGGCGCAGTCGGCTTCTGGGCTGGCGTTAAGAACGCTGGCTCGTCCAAGGTCGCCAAACTCAAGGACATCGAAGACTCGCTCAAGAAGTAATGCCAGCACGTGAGTATCTAGTCGATGGTGACCAGGGGTTCATCGGCTTGAACTCACGGGATAACCCGGTCAACTTGGGGAAGAACTTCGTCTCCAAGTCACAGAACTTCCGTATGGATCGTGGCGTTGCCACCCTGCGGAAAGGTGCTGAACGTATCACCCCTGTGGCATTCTCTGCTACGGGAAGGGTTGTATACGCCAGCTGCACCTATACGGATACGACAGGCGTAGAGTACATCATCCTTATCTGTGGTGATGGCCTGTATAAGTTCAACCAAGAGACTGAGTCTTTCGCGGCTGCCTTTGTAGCCTTCCCCGGTAGCGAGGTTATCACGGCTTCCGACGAGGTGGATGCCTACCAAGCCCAAGGTAACGGCTATGTCTACATCTGCCGTGGTTTCAGTAAGACGACCCTCCGTTGGGATGGGGCTACGACCATCGTAATTCCTGGCGTTAGCGTACACGTCAACTATCCAAATAGCCGTCACGCCATCTACTACGGAAACCGTCATATCGTCCAGACTGACGGCAATACCTTCCGTGTAAGCCATTACCTAAAGGACGATGGCTGGACGGCGCTGGATATGTTCAGCATCAATGATGGTGGCAATGACCGTCTGATTGCCATCACACCTTGGACTCTGAATGAGTTCGTGGTGTTTATGCGGAACAGTATCTTCTACGCTAACGTTGGCGTAGGGTCGTATAATGCTGGTGATGCAGCTAACGAGCCAGACTCCTATGTGAAGTCCTTGGCTACGGACATCGGCTGTATCGCCAAGAAGTCCGTTGTACAGGCCGGTGGCGGTATCTTCTTCCTGTCGGATAATGGTGTCTATGTGGCTAACCCGGCTTCCGCTGGATCGGCTGGCACTAACGCTTCTACCCCGGAAGGGATGCGTCTGTTGACCATTGCCGAGCCTTTGTCGTCCCCGATTTCGGATGTAATCGAGCGTATCAATTATAACTACGTCAGCAATGCCGTAGCAGCCTACTTCGAGAACCGCTACTACCTGGCTGTGCCTCTGGACTCCTCTACCGTTAACAATGCGGTCTTGGTGTACAACTTCATCAACAAGGCTTGGGAGTCCGTTGATACCTATACTAGCGGATTCGATATCAAGGCGTTCCACGTAGCCAAGAAGGGCAACCGTCGTCGCCTGTTCGCCATCGACCAGCAACAGGGTGTCTTCCTTATGGAGAGCCTAGACTGGGATGAGTATGGCGACGCTAATCCTGGAACTCCGGTTCTAGATGACCCCCTCTGCAAGTTGGACTCAATCGGGGCTAAGTTGTCTTCCTCTACATTTACTCCGTATTCAATCAACGGCATCCTTACGACCCGTGCGTATGCCTTTGAAACTAACCGTGAGAAGAGGTTCTCCAGCGTACAGGTAGATACCTCTATGACCGTTGGCGCGGATATGTACATCGACCTTCTGGTAGTAAATCCAGACAGCACCACCCGCCTTAACTCTTTCTATGCTCAAGCGGACGAGGATTATCTTCTTCGCCTCCCTGCTCGCAAATCCGGGTATTACGCTCAAGTTCAGTATACAGTAAACGCTTACAGACCTTCCATCCGATCTACAACAATCCAGGCCATCGTCCCAGGACAGATGACCGCATCTAAAAAATAATGGCTCAAATCCAATCTGGGAATCCATCCCCATTTACTTCCGGTCAAGTCCTTACGGCAGCTGACCTCAACTCCCACGTAAGTAGCGCAACATTGTTGGCTGGCTCTATCAACGACCAGACGGCTATCACGGCCTTCGACATCCAGTCCACGGATACCTTCAATATCTACGACTCTTCTGGGGCTGTGCTTCGGAAGGCTACGGTGGATGACTTGATGCGGTCTGGTCAGATTGCCAAGTTCGACAACATCAGCGGTAAGGCTGGTCAGAATCTTGCCATCACTCCTGCTTCTGGTTATGCCGTGGCTGTTAGTGGTGACCTTACGACCTCTGGATCATTGAATGTTGGCACGACATCTATCTTCAATGGAACTGTTACTGTAGTTAACTCGTTTGCGGTGCTTGGTACTTTGCCTACATTTAACTCTACGGATGCCCTCAAGATTCCGGTAGGTACTACGGTTCAGCGTCCTGCCAGTCCTGCAACTGGTCAGATTCGTTATAACTCAACCTTACAGGCTACCGAGATTTACAACGGCACTACTTGGGATGCCGTCCCTGTCGCTGGCACGAACCTTACGCTTCCCAATACGGTCAACTTCACGGGGGTTATTCAGTACAACGGTACTCCTGTCTATGGCCTAACAGCCATCGTAGAAGAGACTATCACATTTTCTGCCATCGGGGTCGGTGGTACTGCATTTACATCCAATCCATTTACGAAGCCTTCCGATGAAATCTGGGTGTTTGAGTTTGATTGCTCAATCATTTCAAATGTAAGTGCTGTAGGCACATTCGATTTGCTTGATACATCTGGCACATCATATGCTACACTAAAAGCCTCACAGCAAACAACTGACGGCTCTAAGATTTCCGAGCGATTTATTGTGAATACCGGAACTACTCTGACCGTTGAGACTGTCCGTCTTCGCTTCACGAATAGTTCACTTGGAGGTCAGGTATCCTCTGGCTCTTACCCGCCCAACAAGTTCCGCATCTACAAGTACCGCACCGCTTAATCTTATGGCTGACGCAACCCCAGACTCTTCACAGTACCAAGGCGAGATGGCTGGCGCACTACGCGCCCAAGCCAATATCTACCCCTTGATGACGGAGCAGGAACGATTACTCGCTCCTCAACTCCAGCAGACCCAACTTGGTGGCTATGGTCAATATGTGACCGGCCTCCTTGGGCAGTACAGCAACCAGTATGCTCCTACCCAGCAATTCCAAACCCAGTACGCCCAAGGTCAACTTGGGATGCTTGGTGCTTTGGGTGCTGGTGCTACCGGGGCTGCCATTGGCTCGCTCGACGCTACGACCCGTGGCATCTACAGCACCTTCGGCAACCAGGCTCTGAGCGACCTACAGTACGGTACTGGCCTTTCCGCACAGGAAACGGAGCAAGCCCAGCAAGCTGCACGTGCCGCAGCTCAAGCCCGTGGTCTTCAGTTCAGCCGTCAAGGTGGCGATCTGGAAGTCCTTACCACCTACAATATGGGTCAGAAGCGACTCAAGGAACGCCAGGCTACAGCCGTTCAAGCCTACCAGATGGGTGCTAACCAACAGGCATTCGGCGCTCAAACTTATCTCACCCCTGCTTATAACGCATCCCAGCCGTTTGGTTTGGCTGGTTTGTATAACTCCGCACAGGCCGGTTACGCTAACCTTGGCACTTCATTCCTTACCCCGGAATCCCAGTACCTTGCCAACATCCGAGCCAATCGTATCCAGCAGGAGAATGCTGACGCTGCTGCTTCTGCACAACGCTCCTCTGGCTTGGCAAGTGGTCTTGGTGCTATTGCTGGCGCTCTTCTCACGAAGTGCTGGGTAGCCCGTGAAGTCTACGGTGCTGACAACGCCAAGTGGGTGTTCTTCCGTGACTGGCTTGAGTCCGAAGCACCGTCCTGGCTTGACGAACTGTACGAGCAGGAAGGCGAGCGTTTCGCCAAGTTCATCTCCAACAAACCTATCCTCAAGAACGTTGTCCGTAAGGCTATGGACTTCGTGATCGGCTAATCTATGGCATCCCCCTTCCAGAAGTATCAAAGCGAGCAAATCAACCAAATCCCGGCTGGCTATGTCGAGGCTATGGGATCGATGGGCAAGGCTTACCAGCAGATTGGTGCATCCATCGCTGGTGGCATCCAGGAGGCTGATAAGCGGTCACAGGAAGAAGCCAAGATTCAAGGTGCGTTAGCCCCTTACATTAAGAACGACTCACGCATCCAAACCGTTGAAGGGATGATTTATGAAGGTACGCTCGTAAAGAAGGATGACGGCACTGTAGGCGTTGCACCGCAATACGAGGGCGTATGGGATTCGTCCAAGGCAAAGCCAATTATCGACTTCTATAACCAGACAGGTGGTGACGGCTCTAAGTTGACTGGTACTGCATTAACTAGGTTTGCCACCGAGTTGGAGGCTCAACAGAAGTACGATTCAGCACAGGCTGCCAAGGAAGATGCAAAGTTGGCACGTGCTGAAATGCAGGCTAAAATCGATAAGTTACGGGCTGAAGCAACGGAGAAACTTACCACAGCGACCGGGAATAGAATCCTTGGTGAGTTCGCTGCCGACCCATTTGGCTCTGCTGTTCCTGCATCTGTACCTTCGGGCTATTCGCCTCAAGCACAGCCTGGTCAGCCGACCCAAGGTCAAATCGTTCCTGCCAACGCTACAGGTGGAATTACCCTTGGCGACATCAAGTCGTCGATGCCTTCTGGTTATGACGTTAACCGTTATAACGCTGGCAAGCCCCTAGCCACGGAACTGAACGCTGCCTCCGGCGAAGGAGTTAAGCCCACAGCCCCTGCTCCTGCGATCCAGCCAGCCAAGAATGCCCTCACTGCTGTATCCATCCCGACGCAACAGAACACGATTGAGATTATCCAGACAGCCGAAGCCGAGCGTGGTCGTCTGCTGACGGACTATAATCGCAAGAAGGACTCTCTGTCCGCAAGTCGTTCAATTCGCCTTCAGCGAGCGCAAGCCGCTGGTGCATTAACCCCGGAGTTCAGCAAGTCCATCGACAATACATTCAAGGTCGAGTCCGAGAACTTGGACGCAATTCATACCGCCAATATGAACTCCGTGAATGAGCGTATCAAGGCCGCCACTACGGTTAGCGCCGAAGGAAGAGCTGCTGCCGGGGAAACTCGCTCTGAAGCCCAACTTCAACTAGCCAAGGATGCTGACGCTAGAGCCGTTGAAGAAGGCAAGATGAAGAAGGAAGAGTTCAATGCACGATGGGGTCAACCAGTTGAGAAAGGTAAGCCAGCATATACTCCTACGGTCACATCTACGCCTGGCACTTGGGCAAACAAGGTTGATACCAAGATTGCAAATGCTGGACTTATTCCCGGTCGTATGCCTGGCTACGAGTCCTACAAGATTCAAAAGGAAGTTAAGGAAGAAATCAAGGGGATGCTTATCGACTACCCAGCCGAATGGAGCAGCGGTCTCTACCACGAAGGCGCTAGACAGTTGCAACTTGATTTGCGTGATAATCCTACTGTCAAGGCAATCAGCCCCGGCGTTCAAGCCAAGGTTCAAGACGAAATCACTGGTTACATCGAGGCTCAGTCGTTCCTCCAGCAGTTGAACGATCTAGTCGAAAGCACAGACCCAGGTGCTGTTCGCAATTACTTCAACCGTATGCTTGCTACGGCTACACGTGATGCGAAATCCAACATCATCACTGGTGATATGATGAACCAGTTCGGTGTCGCAGCCTTCCGTCGAGCCATCGTCTCTGGTGGTAACTTCTCTGACGCTGACCGAGAGTATGTCGCAAAGTTAATTACGAACATCAACTCGCTTAATCCCCTCAAGGACAAGCAGCTCTTCCTAGACCAGACACAGGCTCTGGCTCAGTTCATTGACCAGAAGTACCGTGCCGGCCTTTCGTCGTATGGCATCAATTTCAACCCCAAGGTGTCTCGTTCATTCCTTGAGCGTGAAGGTGACACCGATGGTCTAGGTCGTCTCAGTAAGACCGAGCGATACATTCGCACGTTCAATATCGACTCCAGCAACAACACGAATATCAAGACTGAAGAACTGCCTGGAAAACTTGAGGCATTGGCTGCAAATGCAGAAAAGAACAACAACCCAGACCTCGCCAAGCAATTGAGGAAGGACGCACAGGCTCAACGTGACAATTTTAAGACTGCATCAGAGGAAGCGAAGCGTAAGGAAGAAGCATCCAAGAAATAACTATAATGGCTGAAGAAACACCCGCACTCACTGCCCCAACAACCCCTCAACCAGAAGCACCCGTAATCGATCTAGCGACCCAACCGTGGTTGTATAGAGACGATAAGGGTAACTGGATGGGCAAGGGCGCTGAGTTGCCGGAGAACATCCCAGGCACTCCCGAATACGAGGTGACCAAGATTACCCGTGTTCGTGATATGAACTCTTGGCTCTGGGATAAAGCCACCAGCGTGGGTATCTACAACAATGATACCTCGATGGCTATCTTCGGCATTCCTGCCACGCAGTTGTCCGCAAACTCCGAGGAGCGTACCAAGCAAGTCAATGATGCTGCTTGGGGTGTGCTTAAGGTCAAAATCCCGGAGTCCGAACACAATGCCCAGATCGTAGCGAACAAGTTGCTCCCGTTCTCCAAGTTGAAGATGGAGGAGTCCTTGCTGAAGGGTGTTCGTCATCCGAAGGCATTCGGTATGAGCGACGACGAACTACAGGAGTTTGTCATCAACCCTAACAACAAAGTACCGACAGCCGTAGCATCCGAAGTTATCGCTGAACTGACCCAGCCTGGATATGCCGAACAGAAGCGTTCCATCGGCACTAGCCTTGTGGCGCGTATCCGTAAGTCCATCGCCCCGGTAGACAATCAACTTGAAGTTGGTCGTGTCGTTTCACAGCAAGGGCCGGACTACTTGCAGGGTCTTTCCATCCAAGAACAGCGTGATGCCTTCAGAGCCGCTGCTCGCTTCCACTCCACCCAGAGTACCTCCATTATGGGTGACGGGTTCAATGCAGCTGCCGTGTTCGTGCAGGATGGTGTCGAGGCTATTGCCGGGTTCGTTGATGCGGTCAATCCGTTCAGCGGTGCTGATGAGTACCTATCCCAGCGTTACCGCAACGATTCGGCACTGCGTGAGAAGGCTCAACAGGTAATCGTCCGTGCTTCCGCTGCGACCCGTCGTCCGATTGAGCGCCTCAAGGAAGTCCAGCGTATGGGCAATTCAGAGGCGTTGATGAGAACACTGGATGCTTACACGAATGCAAACGAGCCGAGCAACCAAGAGTTCCTGTCCGCAATCGCAGAACTCCAGGCTCTCCGTGAAGATGGTGCTTTCATTCCGGGCAAGCCATTCGAGAAGTTGGCTTCGTTTGGTTCTGGCGTCCTTCAGTCTACGGTCAACTTCAAGCACTTCGTCAGCGACTCTACAGACCCCAATTCGTTCCTGTTCATCAATGAGGCTCTTGGCGACAGATACACGGGTCAGACCAAGGTTGCTGGTGCTGGAATCTCCGCTGTAAAGGCAGCCTTCGGTGCTTTCACGGATGACTTCTGGGAGAACAAGAGCGACGAGGAAATCGACGCAGCCATCAAGACTTGGTCGAGCAACTACCGTAATGTTACTGGCTCTCACGACAATGTCGTAGCCCGTGCGTATGATGCCCTTGGTATGCCCAATCGGGCGAAGGAGGCTCGTACCGCATACGGTGACGAGAAGTTGGCAGAACAGGCTTCAATGATTTATGACCCGATTACCCTTGTCGCTGGTGGCGCGGGTATGTTGGGCAAGGCTCTTGGCTTGGCTGGTAAGGCTACCCTTCCCGCTGAAATCACAGCCCGTGGAGCTGCTCTTGTCCAAGAGGGCAAGGCAATCCTAACGGAAATCAAGAACGTCAACAAGTCCATCCCCAAGGACAGCATCACGAAGGTCATCGACGACGTGTATCGTGCCACTGGTCGCACACTCACAGAAGAGGAGGCTATGCTCATCAGCCTATCTCAGTCTGGAGAAGATATGCTTACAAATGCAGGGAAGAAGGCATCCGAGAAGATTCGCACCACGATCAACACATCTGGTCTGTCGGATGATATGGTCACCCGCATTAATAAGTTGAATGCAGATGCCATCAGCCACGCCGCCGAGGTCAAGAAGGCTATGCCTGGTATGACCGGCCCTAAGCGTGTCATCAGCGGTTTCGTTGGAAACTACATCGTTGGCGCACCTGGCGAGGTTCTTGGCAAAGGTGTCCGTAAGATGGGTGAGTTTATGGCTGAAGGCGGTAAGGAACGAGCCTTGGGTAAATGGTCTCTCCGTCGCCTCATTGCACTACAGCCAGCCCAATTGACCTCTGGCTGGACTACCGTCGCTGCTGGCGGTGCTATCGGAACTTGGAGTGCCGTGCAGGGTGGCGACTGGGGCTACGGTGCTGGTCTTGCCATCTTTGGTATTGGAGGGATGATGCGTCCAGACGTGCTTACCGTTGCTGGCGCTAAGGCTGAGACTTACTTCAAGGTTCAGCGTCGTGTTGCCAAGGCTGCATTTTCTGGAGAACGAGTCAGCGGTTCTGCGATCCAGTCTGCCTTGAACGCAACCCGTAAGGAACTTGGTCTTACGCAGGATGTAGCCCAACGAGCAGCCATCGAGTCCGAGATGAATATGCTCAACTGGATGTCTGAGTCCGGGTTTGATGCGGCTGCACAGGCCGGTTTCCACGTAGCCATTGATGACGTGATTCACGGTGGTACAGTCGGTATGACTATGGCTTGGGCTAATGACCAAGCAGCCGCAGGGACAGGCTTCGGCATCGGGGCTGCTGCGTCCATCTCGATGTCTGGACTCAATCGAGTCACCCAGACAGCCAATCGCTTCACGCAGAAGGGCAATGAGGCTCTTCGTGGCAAGGATGTTATCGCTGAATCACTTGGTATCCTTGAAAGTCTCCAGCCAGAACAGGCCGCCAAGGTGCGTGAATGGCTCAATGGCTCAAAGGACTTTGCCGAGTATCTGCGTCGTGCTGATTCCTTCCGTCGCTCCTATGATGCCACGGGTGGTCGTGTCTTTGCCGTCACACCGGAGGAGATGCAGATCGCCAACTACACGGTCAATGCAGACCCGAAGGATGTAGCCCGTATCCGTGATGAAGCCATCGCAATGGGTATGACTCCTACCCAAGCTGCAATCCACGCCGAGAAGAGCGTAAAGGAAATCGAAGCCAAGAAGCAGAACATCGTAAAGCGTGATGACCTCCAGACCAAGGTCAACGAATCCGAGCGTCGCGCCAAGGCAACCGTCGGTCTCATCCAGCGTATCAGCGGTCAAATCTCCGTTGAAGAGGCTAACCTAAAGGCCGCTGGCAAACAGACATCCGTAGTCCTTGAGCGTCTGAAGAACGATCTCAACAACGAGAACGTCAAACTCCAGGTCTATTCCGCAGAAGGCAATCAACTCCGCGCCCAGTTGTCGGAGGCTTCCCGGAATGTCGATGCTCCCATCACCTTCCGTAAGGGAGAAACCCGTACCAACGCTGCTGGCAATCAGTTGACGATGGTTCGTGAGGGTATGTACATCGAGTCCGGCCCACAGGCTCGTAGCGTGTACTTCGACATCAGCAAGGCAGACGCTTTCACCGTCAACCACGAAGCCTGGGAAGCGTTGCTCCACCACGATGCGGTCAAGTCCGTCATCCCTCAACTCAACAAGGTGCTGTGGAACTCTGCATCAGAGGGTGGTCGTATGTCCCCAGCTGCTCGCACTGCGTTCTTCGATGCCTATGCAGCCAGCCTTACGCTTGAGGCCGGTAAGCGTTTCCGTGATGAACTTGCAGCCGCCCAGAAGCAGTATGAGTCCACAGGCGTAAGCCAGCCAATCGAACGCTTCACCCGTGAGGCTATGGCTTGGTGGATGGCTACAATCGACTCCACAAAGCCCATCGGTTACGGTGGTGTCGGCCCGAACAAGGGTCTGACCAATGTGCGTGGCTCTGGGGCGTTTGATACCCTGCGTCGCATTATGGTCGGTGAGCGTAGCCTGTACGATGTACTCAGCACGGATAACGTGCGTTTGCAGTTCGCTTCGATGTTCGACCCACAGATCGGCATCTTCCCTCGTCAGTACACAGCATCGATGGTGCAGTCCCTGCGTGAGTCTGGGATGCGTTTCATCAAGCAGTCCGATGGTACTGTCCGTGGCTTCTTCCTAAATAGCCGTGGGGAAATCGTCCGTGACCCTGTGGTCAATAGCCTCTACGATGCCATCTATCGGATGACTGGCGGTAAGGGTTCTCCCCGTCTCACAGAACTAAACTTCTCTGAGATGAACCATACCCAACAGGCTGAGTTGCTCAACTCTGCTGGTCTTCCTTGGTTCACCGACCAATCTACGGGTACTCCAATCCCAGGCATCGACCCGCCCAAGCCTCAAGGCAAGCCGACTGCTCCTACTCCTGCACCTACGGCTGGTCAGCCAGCACCTGGTACTACGACGATTAACACCTACAATGGTCAACCCATCGTTCCCGGTGTCTACCCGCCTCCTGCTGGCACTCCTGCCCCTACTCCTGCTCCTACTGGCACGGCTACCCCTGCTCCCGCTACACCAGCCCCTACTGCTCCAGCGCCGACCCCTGTCACGCCTACTCCGAAGCCAGCAACGCAGACTCCGGCTGGGACTCCAATCCCACCGCCCCCTCCTGCTCCAGTTCAGCCAGCTGCACCTACGCCTACTGCTCCTGCACCTACGCCTACGGCAGTTCCGATCCAGCCAGTTGCTCCTGCTCCGACAACCCCTGTTCCTTCGCCTGTCGTAAACCCATCCACACTTCCTCCCGTTGGCGTGGTCATTGGTGGTCACGCACAAGTCGTCCTGGATACGCTTACCAATGTACCGGAGTCCCAGCGTGGTCTTACGTTCACGAATGATAAGGCTGGCCCAAAGGGTGGAATTAAGACGGCAATCTGGGGTAAGCCAACGGCAGCTGAAATCAACGCACTAGCCAATTCGCAAGGTCTGCCAGACACCATCCGCAACAATATGGTGATGATGGCTCAGATTATGGCGCAAGGTGGCGAGCGTCCTATCATCACTGGTCGCTATGTGAACCTGTTCTCGCACGGCAAGGACACGCATTCCGAAGGTCGTTACTATATGAAGGACGGCTTCCAGTACGTCTCTGACCGAGTGTTCGTCCCGCTGTACTTCGAGACTCAAGTCCAGTACTGGCACAACACCGAACCGAACCGGGTCATCTCCGAGAGCGAGTACGAGAAACTGTCCCCTACGAAGAAGGGTCTGTATACTCCGAGAAACAACCTCACGACCAAGGTCTTCAACGTCACCGCATTCCACGACAACAAGAACATCATCTTCTCCGAGGGTGTCCGTGTTTATAATGAAGACGGTAGTTTCACCTACCTCAAGGATGTCAACGGACGTGAACTCAACCCGACGACCATCCGTGAGTTGTTCAACGACGACAAGGAGTTCTACACGATGGCTAACGAGTGGATGCAGCGATACAACAGCGGTGAGCCGATTTCGCCTTCCACCCTCCAGGCTCCGGCTAGTGCCATCATCGAACCTTCCGCTATCAGCCTTGGTCGTGGAGATCGGGCGCGTGGTGAGGCTCGCTTGACGGTTCTTCGTGCTGCTCACGGGATGACGGTTCGCAATGGGCGTGTCGTGGTCAACCCTACGACCTTCACCAATCAAGCCGTCCGTGGTCTTGCGTTCCCGTACGAGAACCTGTCCGTCTCCTCGATGGGCGAGTTGTCCCAGACCGGGACTACCACCCAAATGTCCCAGACTGCGACCATCTATGGTCAGTTCAATATGGCACCTGGTGCTTGGGCTTTGCGTAGCAAGGAGGTCATTGCCGGCCTTCGCGCCAACTTCCTAAAGGTTAACCCAGCCAACACCCTTACGGCATCATACGTTCACCCGAACATCCCGAATACATATATTCACGAGTTCAACGGGAGAACGTACGACATCTATGTTGATGGTGAGAACGTACCCAACAACGCACGAACCATCGAAGAGGCTCAGAAGGCTTCCGTCGATGCCATCCTTGATGCTCAGAATATGGCTGATGCCCGTCAGTATGCCGAGAAGGTAATCAAGGATGAGGCGGCCCGTGTTGCCCGTGAGAAGGCTCTCAATGATGCCACGGAAGAAGCAGCCCGGAAGAAGGTCGAGAAGGAACGCACAATGGCTGAAGCCGCCTTGCTCAAGGAAACACAGGCTCAACAGAAGGAATGGAAGAAGCAAGCCGAAGCCCAAGCCAAGGCAGATGCCGAAGCACTTGCCGTATACGAAAAGGAACAAAAGCGTATCGAAAAGGAAAAGGCTAAGTACGAAGCGGACTTCCAGCGCCTAGTCGATCAAGATGCCAAGAACCAGGCTCGCATCGACAAGAAGAACCAGATTGCCGAACAACGTCGTATTGAAGCCGAACAGCGTCGTATCGATGCGGACAAGAAGAAGTATGATGACGACTGGAATCGCCTGTTGGAAGAAGAACGCAAGAACAAGGAGGCAGCCGAGAAACTGCGTGAGAAACAGAAACTTGAACAGGAGCGTCGTGACAATGAAGCCAAGCTGCAAGCCGAGCAACTGCGTCGTGACATCGAGACTCGTGCAAAGGAGCGTGAGGTGGAGGATGCCAATGCCTTGGCTACGGCACTTCGTTCTAATACCCCAGAACTTGACATCGGCAACATCCTGCGTGGCAGTCTAGGGGTTGACCCTGCTGGCTTGCCAGTTGCCGGGGATAATCGATTGGTCGTCCGTCGCATCCTTGACCGCAAGCCCATCGTCACCCAGACGTTGAACGCTCAACAGCAGACCGGCCCACTTGTCCAGCAAGCCGAAGGCAATGCCCGTGTAGCCTTGGCTCTTGGTTCTCCAGAAGCCCGTGCAGCCGCCCCCGATCTCAACAAGTATCTCAACCGTGAGATGCGAGCAGGGCAGGAAGTGATGCGAGCCATCAATGATGTCTGGAAGACCGAACTGGGCAATCAACTCCACGCCGTCTACCAAGGCTTGGATAACTATGGTAAGCCCAGATATGTCTACCGACTGTATGGTGTGAACGGACAGGAACTGTACCGCACGGAGAATGCCGTGGCTATGTACAACAATATGCTCGTCCAGGAACAGCGTCTCCGTGGGCAGACAACCTCCAAAGCCCCGAAGACCAAGGAAGAGGCTGAGAAGTTGCAGGGAGAGGTGATGCGTCAGATGACCCCCAACACCTACCTCCAGAGCCAGAAGACGACCATCCAGCGCCAAGCCGAATCCGAGACCGCCAATCGCTACCGCAACAAATGAAGTACCTATTCTGCATCGTCTTCTTGGCTTCCTGTGTGACTACGGACAAGCCCCCGGTATCGGCTACCGATCCAGCCAATGTTAGTAAACTGGGGGACAAGATTGATACCACTGAAGCACGGGCGGCGGCTGCCGTAACCGTGGCGGTGGAGAGGGCTGACGAGCCGGAGGTGGTAAAGGCTGAAGGAAAGGTGGCTCTGGCTTATCTTCCTGCCCCGTCTGAGGCTGACATCGCCTTCGCCCGTGAACGGGCTTCCAAGGGCGACCCAGAGGCTTACAAGGCTCAGATTGCCTACGCCAAGGGTCTACAAGCAGAAGTAAACAAGATGTGGGATAAGATGGAGTCCGACAATGTCCGCAATCTTGCGGAGATTAAAGCCCTTAAACTACGCAACGAGCAGCTCGCCCAAGAGGTGGAGAAGGTCAAGACCGACGCTGACCGCAATTTCTGGACTATGCTGGCTGGCGGGATGTTCGTCCTGGGGGCTGTCGTCTGTGCCTTCCTGTCGTGGAAGACTGGCGCTACCCTCATCTTCCTGTCCACCGTGGCTGGGTCTATCCCGGTCATCCAAGGCTCTCCCTACTTCCTACCCATCGTCCTCACAGCCATCGGCATCGCTTTGTCGTTTGGTCTGTGGGTTCTCTGGGATAAAGCCCGTGACAAAGTAAATGAGTCCTCCTCCCCCTCCCAGCCCGACTAATCCCGAAGACTACCAGGCTATCGTCAAGGACTCGCTTATCGCAAGCGTACTTGGCGGTGGCGGGATGGTCGCTCGTATGCTCCTCAGTACAGAGCCTTTGACCTTTGGCTGGATCGTGCGACGGCTGGTCGCTGCATCCATCATCGGTATCTTCGCAGGGTTCGCCCTACAGGAACACGTTACATCCTTGGTGATGCGTTTCGCCTGTATCGGTCTTGCCGGAGCTGCTGCCAACGAGATTATGGAAGGTGCAATCAAGTGGGTTAAGGGGAAGATTAACAACGAAGTAAGCAAGGTAACCAAAGGAGCAACCAATGGAAAACCAAAGCGAATCAAGCGTAAGAAGTGAACGCAATCTTCTCTGGTCTGTGGGCATCATCCTGTTGATGTCCTGCCTCTGCGCCCTTTACACGGCATACATCATCCAGATGACGCTGGATAGCCTTGGATCGTCCAAGATGATGGCGCTGATTATCGTCGATGGCGGGAGTTCATTCAAGTCCGACGATGCCACCCTTGAGCGTGACTTGAACAACGCTACGCTTGCCCTGCGGGTTTCCGTCGAGGTCGCCTATGCTATGGCGGTCTCCTCGTTGGTGATGGCTACCGGCCTCATCATCCGCATTGTGAAGAAGCCGTGAACTAAGCACTAGTCCGTGACGCTTGACGGACTGACCTATATGACGCACAGTACCTCATCTTGATGGGTGGGTGGGTGTTGATGTTGTGCGTGTCTCATATAAGGACATCTATCAAGAGAGACCATCCTGTGGCCCACCAGCGGGAATGGTCGCTATTTCAAGCCCATCAACTTACGGGCAATCGGGTCGAATGAATAGTGCGGGATGCTGTAGATGCGTTTCGCCTTGTAGCGTTTGACGTGACGAACCTTGCATACGCCTTCCTTAATCATCTTACGCGCCAAGCACAGGAACTGCTTCTTGCTACACTTCATCATCTTCGTACAGTCAGCTGCACTGTAGAACCCGGCAGGAATATCCTCCTCGTCGGAGTTGCGGTTGACGTACTCCCGCAGGGCTTCAATTACGCTTTTTGTCTTTTCCATAGTCCTTGAGGAATGAGCGACACTGACCGTTGTCCTTCACGTCTGGCTTGAGCCAGGACTGCCAGAGATCGTCAGCCTTGATGTTGTAGCGCAAGCAATTGTCCTTGTTGGGACACATCACATCCTTGATGAACCCGTCGCACTTGGAGATGTCATTCATCGTTCTTGATGTCGAAGGTGTCGTTGCGGATGACTGCGAACTGGTCTGTCAGCATATGCCGAATCATACCGTCCTTCTCCAAGACTACGGCAAAGATGTCGTTGCAGAAGATGCCGGACGGCTGGACATACAGCAGATACCCATAGCCGATGGCGGTCTTCACCGGGATGGGTCTGTTGAATTCGTGAATCATTTCTTGCCGTAGTTGATGGAGGCGAAGAACTCGTCACGCATCTTACGAGCCTCCTCGATGTCACGGGAGAGCTGCATAGACTTGCGGATGCCGTCCTGCGTGTACTTGACGTACCAGTAGCCTCCCTTGGGATTATGCAAGTTACGATTGGGGCTGTCCTTGAAGTTGGACTTGGGCATCAGATCGTATGACGGCTCTGTGAAGCCGGCCTTGAGTACTTCACGCAGTCGTCCGATATCCATACCTAACGACTTGGCGCGTGATTCTAGTTCTTCTGGTTCGTTCATTTGTGGAGTTCTTTGTTGGGGAAATACCAGCCGTCACCGAAGCGGTGGGCTTGCTTGCCGATGTAGTTGTCTCCATCGACCTTGAAGTACATAAAGCCGTTCTGCCAGCGTAGGCTTCCAGGCATACGGAAGGCGTAGTCAGTATCCTCCTGCCGACCGGCCCAGCCACAGAGCCAAGCTGCACCTCCGTCGAAGGCTTCGATGTTCAACTGCTCAAGGCGGTGTAGGTGACCCATACAGAAGCCACCACCGGGGACACCGAAGATACGGGCATCCTTGAGCAAGGCGTTCTGCCCGTGGGAGAAGCCGTGGATGAAGGTGATAGGGCCGATACGCACACGACCTTTCTTCACGTTATAGGGCTTGATGACCTTGCATCCGACATCACGGAGCGTACGCATCATAAGGTCTTGGAGTTTCTGCATATCATCCTTGTCCTTGATGGAGTCGGTGCTGTGGATGATTTGCCGGATTCTGTCGTCGTGGTTTCCGAAGAGGAAATGGGTGGGCTTGTATCGCTTAATCCAACTGATACCCGCCTGGAGATCGTCCTCAAGACCCTGCTTGGCTTCGGAGGAGGACTTGTCCACCCCGCGCCTTGCCCATCGGAAGTCCCAGTTGTCGCCAAGGTGTACCCGGTACTTTGGTTTTACGGTGGAGACGAACTCCATAATTGCGTCGAGAGTATCTTCGCAAGCAAGGTCGCCGTGGTTGTCGCCCATTGCGACGATGTCGTATTGTTCGCTCATTTCTTTTTTCGTGTAAGGGGGATGTTAAGACTGCACACTCTGTTTACAGATCGTACAGAACTGTAACTGAACCCGTGCTTCTTTGCAATTTGGCTCACGGTTAAGCCAGACTGGGACTCGTAGATGACCATCAACTTGACGTGTCCGTACTTGGCGCGGTTGTTGTGGGGCTTGAACTTGAGTTTATCCCGGTGGGCTGCACCGTATGCGGAGGCGTAGGAGATGCCATAGTGGGACGCAGCTTCCCGTAGGTTCATCCCTTTAGCCAGGGCTTCGTGGATGGCTGCCTTGGTCTTGCCGTAGCCAAGGGTGTTGTGACCGGAGGAACTCACGACTGCTTGCCCTCCTTGGCGGCGTTCCACGCTTCGACCTCTTGGCAAAGTTCGTCTGCATCCCATCGCTTTTGAAAAAACTCGGTTCGCTTTGCCATCGCATCCCCGGCCTTGCGGAGACGCTCGACCTCGTCTTTCAACTGCAATACATTGAGAGACAGCGAGTAAATCCCTTTGTGAAGATGTTCGCATTCGTTTGCCATAGCGGTCAGCCGCTCTACCTCGGCCTTGAGTTTCTCGTTGTCTTCAAGGCATCGCAGCCACCTGTCGTTGTCGGTCTTCGCCTCAATCTCCCAGTACTTGATAGTGTGCTTGAGCATCTCGATTTCATCCAACGCTCGTTTGTAATCACGCCACTCGACATACTGTCCGTTCTCGTCCGCTTGCATCACATCACCGCCCATCGTCTGCTGGGCTTGGATGCTCGCTACATTGTAGCGGGGAGGCTTGTTTAGGTTTCTCATTTCTTTTGGCGTTTGGCTAGTTCCTCGCTTGCGTAACGGAACTCCTTGCTCTCGGAGTAATCATCTTGCTTGAGGACTTTGATGTAAGATGCCAACTCGCTGTCGCTCATCCGGGCGAAAGACTCCCGGTCAGCCTTCTCGTACTCGCTGATTAGGCTTGGTAGATCGTATCTGCCTTTGCACTTGGCAAGGCTCTGGTGGTTGACCTTGTACTCAGCGCCAGCCTGTTTAGCGGTCAAGCCCCTTGCGAGAGCCAAGCGATAGATGTCTTGGATTCTCATTCGTGGTTTGCGATTTGGAAACGAATAGGGGTCGGTAGATCGTACCGCTGGCAGTAGTAGTACAGTCCGCGCCGGGTCGTGCCAGCCATACGGCAAGCCTGGCTCACACCGTGCTTCTTAGCCAACTCATAGGCTACCCGTGTACGCAAGCCGTGCCTAGCGTTCTGGTACTTGCCCTCGTCTACGAGTTGCTTGGCTTGCTCGACCAGCCCGTCCGCATTCCACACCAGCGGGAGTTTATTCTCGATGGCATAGTTGCGGATACTGGAGATAGCCACACCCCAAGACTGGGATGCAGCTCGCAGGGTGGAGTTGCTCTTAATAAGCATCTCGTAAGCGGACTTAATCTTGCCGGCCTTTGAGCGTGGCTTCCTCTCAACCACCACAGGCTTGGCGTACTGGGACATCAAAGCCCGTACACGATCTGGAGACAGGATTTTGCTCACTTGTTAATACGCAGAGCGTAGTTGAGGATTTCCATAATCTCGTCATCAGAGAGGTCGGGACTTACCCGAACCTCCTGCTTGATGATGAACTCGGTCTTGGTCTTAGACCCGGTCTTTTCGTCGAGGGCTTCCCACTCGTCTTCGTCGATGTGTGCGTCTTTCATATTAGAACGGTACGTCGTCGATGGGTGCGTCGGTCAAGGCTTGGTCGATGGCATCGCCAACGGAGACACCCGGCAGACCTGGCATCGGCTTGTAGGCTTCAGCGGACTGGTCGAGGGCATCACGGAACGCCTTGTCCTTGGCAGAAATCTTACCGTTGTAAGGCTTCGGCTGGTAGTTCTCGCGCCACCACTTGAGGGAGGCAGGAGGCAACTGACCAAGGGTCTGACCCTTTTGCTTGCCGAAGGGGATGACCACCGTACGCCACGTGCCGTCAGACTCCACAGGAGTAGGGGCAGGGACAGGCTGATAGGAAGCCTTGGCTACAGGGGCTACGCCAGACACATACTCGACTTGGGCATAGGACTGCTGGGGAGCAGATTCGCCAGTGCCACCGGCCCAAGCGGGGAGCTGCGGAGGATTCCAGCGGAAGCGAGTACCGTTCTTGGTCTTGCCGTCATACTTACCATCGTTGGTCACGATAGCCCAAGCCTCTGGCAAGGAGTACAGATACCGGCCGATGCCCAGGTTCACCACGGCTCGCTTCATAGCGCCAGAGGCAGCGGACTTGAACGGGTCAATATCACCGTTGGCTTCCACGGCACAAGAGCCAGAGACGCTACGGCTGTTGAACATACGGGTCTCACCTTCAAGCGAGTTGATGTCGATGGTGATGGTCACCGTGCAGACGGCTTGCGTACCGATCTGGATGAACTTCTCTTCGTGCGACCAAGAAGTGCCGAACACTTCGTCGAGGCGTTCCATAGCAGCACGGTTGTCGATGTAGCACAGGCACTTCGCCCAGATGCTGCCGTCCTGCTTGTCGCCGGAGGACTGGAGTCGCCACTCGATGTGTTCAGCGGAGAACGGGGCGCGGAGTTGCTTGAGGATTTCTGTCTGTTTTTCGGGGGTCATAGTATTATTCGATATCGAGGTTAGTATTGATGTATTGGATGAGAGGGGTTTCTTGGCTGTAGGACTTCCACACGTCAAAGGACGCTTCTTGGGAACGCCAAGCTGCATTGAAGGCATCTTGGACATCCGGGTGGAGGTCTCGCCCGTGCTGGGCATTGAACTCACGCAAGGCGTGGAAGACCTTGGCGAGTTTGTCGGACAGGTAGACCACCTGTTGCTGGTGTGCCTGGGACATAGCCTCGGCACGATCTACTTCCGCATTGGTGATGCGGAGCAGGGAACGGATGTCCTTGATGGGGTCGCTCATTAGGATTTGCTGTTGGCGTAACGCTTGAAGATTTCGGCATCGTAAGCCTTCAACTTGCCGTTGATGACGAGGTTGAAGTACTTCTTGTTACCGGCCTTGCTGGGCTTGAGGCGACGAGCGACAGTGCCATCGGTCAGCACGATGTAAGCCGTGCCAATGATGTCGTGTGCGGACTTCTCGGTCTTCGGGGGACGACCAGGCTTGCGCTTGGTGTTGCCGGAGACCGTTTCGTAGAGCCAGTTGAGACGGCTCTTTATCGTGTTGATTTCAGAATCGATTTTGTCGAGTCCGATGTGGTTGTGTTTATACATTGTGGTGTGTGGGGAAATTACTTGGACAGGATGTTCTGGGCGCGGAGCAGGATTGCTTTGCGTCGCCCGTAGGTGGCGTTGATGTTGAACCCGAACTGGGAAGCCCCAGAGTAGCCCATATTGTAAGCCATATACAACTTGAAAGGAGTGGGCTTGATGCGGTTCTTAATCATACGCTCTTCGTGCATCTTGAGGATGAGTTCAGCTGCGTGACGGGCAATCGTGTAGTCGTGTGCGTAGACCTTCCAGTCGGTTGCCAGCGTGTATTCGTGAGGGCCGGCAATGACACGGTGATAGGCTACGGCATCAGTCCAGGCTTCCTGCGAAATCTGGAACGCGCCACGGCTACGACCATTGTCGCCAACAGCATCGTCGTTGATGTTGGATTCAATGATGGCGACCTTGTGTACGAGATCGTCGGTTACGATGGACTTGGCTTCGCAGGAGGCGAAAGCCAGGAGCAGTGATAGGATACGTTTCATAAGGATGTGAATGGTATGTGTACTTAAATGTCTAAGGTCAATATCTTTTTTTCAAGTCCCGCAAATATTCGTTTAACGCCTGTTCACGGGCTGCCCGGATGTGCTTGCAGACCCGTTGCTCCTCCGGCTTGTCCCACAGGCGACGCATCCAATGTTCACAGGTGCATTGGTTCGTGAGGATGTTGGTCGTGTAGTAGGAGCTGCTCGACTGGCTCTTAACTTTCCAGAGGGTCAGCGGATACCGACAGTCCAGCAACTCAAGAGTGAACTGGGTGGAAGTATTCACGGAGTCGGCGCAGGAAGGCTTCACCTGTTTCCTTGTTGTTGAACCTGTCGAGGAGGGTTGTTCCATTGTAGTTGGTCGTGATGATTGTGGGTCGGAGATTGCTGGTGCGTTCATCCAGGATGGCGAACAGGTCGGCTTCAAGACGTGGGGTCAGTCGCTCTTTCCCCAGATCGTCGAAGGCGAGAAGCGGAACGGTGCAGAAGAAGTCCAGCACCTTGCCGTGCTTGTGGTCTTCAAAGCCCTTCTCGATGGACGCTTCCAACTTCCGCATAGGCAACCAGACCGCCCGTGCCGGGAAGTTCAGCATCCACAGTCGATTGAAGATGAGCCAAGCGGTTCTCGTCTTACCCGTCCCAGTCGTCCCGTGGAGCAGGATGCTTACCTTGGTGGACGGAGACCATTGGCTGGCGACCTGGAGGCTCTGTGGGAGCAGGGCGAGGTCTGTATCGTAGAAGCCCTTGGGATGGTCTGGGTGATGCTTGATGAACTTGTAGCCCTTGCCAGCGAACATCTCCGTGTAGTCAAAGGGGTGGGTGAAGTGGCTGGTCTTCCCGCTGACAGCGCAAGGCTCACAGGTGTAGAAGTTCAGCAACTGGTTCTTGTTCGTGTCGAGGACAGCGGTTACCTGTCCCTTGCATCCCCGGCAGAATGGGCGGTCAGAATCCATTGGCGTGGTCATCTCTGGTTAAGATTTTGGAAAAGGGTTTACTGTTCTTCTGCTTCTCTGGGAACAGTCCTTGCCAGTCGTTGGAGATGGATCGGTTGATGCACTCGATGGCTTCCGCTTCGGTCAGCCCAGCCAGCATAGCGAGCTGCTTCTGCTTGGCTAACTCCGACAACTTCTTCTTCGACGCTCGACGATAGGCAACCCACTCGTCCCAGACCCTACGGAACATAGGACTGTGAGGAAGGGGTAAGGGGTTATTATTATCCTCTTTGTTATCCTCTGTATTATCTGTACGAAGTCTACTTCGTGGGGGGGATGAAATGGGCTTCGTGGGGGGGACGAAATTGACTGCATCCCCCTTCAGCGCCACAAGTGCTTGCTTCTCCACCGTCCGCAGGATGCGTTTCCCATCGGTCTCGATGCGTACCACAAGGCCGGCATCGACCAGCATCTTGAGGAGGTTCTGTACCTGTCTGGGGGTCAACGCCAGGTTCGTGGCGATCCACCCGTTGGAAGCATAGCATCCCTCGTCACCATCGAGGGCATCGATTAGTCCGTAAAGGACACGGGCAGACAAAGGAATGTCCACCCGTTCCAATACGGCCTTGGGAATCCAAGTGCCGTGTGTCATAACTGTTAGACGTTATCGCCCAGCGAGAGGGTCAACGGCTTGCCGAAGTTGAAGCCTGGATACACATCGGACTCGTAGCACTCGTTGTAGATGCGATAGTACTCGTCGAGGCGCAGTTCAGCGTGGGCGAGCCAGCCTTCGTCGAGGATGACCTTGCAACTGTCGTGAGCTGCCGTCTCCGTTTCAGCGAAGTACAGAGCCATCTCCTCCGGGGAGCGATTGAGGGCGATCTGGAGACAGCGACGATAGTGTGCGAGTTGGATGTCGTAACCCCGGTCACGGATATCCCAGAAGAGTTGCTTCTTGGTGAGAGCCTTGCCGTAGGTCTTCACGTCACCGAGATACATCTTGTCGCCATCGGTAACCAAGATGTCGATACGAGCCTTCATAGGGAAGCCGTACTTGGGATGCTTGACGAAGATAGTAACTTCCGTATCCACCTTGCCACGCTTCAGCAGCTCGTCGTAGTACGGATAGTTGGCGAGGGACTCAGCCGTAGCCTTGCCTTGCTCCATCTGGGAGGGAGACAGCAGAACGCCATCGGGATGTTCCTCGCGCCACTTGGCACGGGCGGTCTTGCTACCTTCACCCGTGGTCGGGAGACAGGCGAAGTTGTCCAGCGTACCCCGGTCAATGAGGAGAGCGTGGACGTAGTTGCCGAGGTCGGTGGCAGCCGAAGACTCAAACGTGTCGGTCTTGGCGTACAGAGGCGAGACAGCAAACTTCTTGAGGAAGGATGCGTTCACGCCGGGGTTCTTCTTGTAATCTGCGAAGGACAGATCGTGGATGATTTGGGATGTGGTACTCATAGGTGAGGGAAGGTGGGTTACTCTTGGGCGGGAGTAATGTCAACAATAACCATAGGAGTTTCACCGTGACCCTTACGGAGAATGAGTTCAAAGATAAGCCCGTCATCCTTAATCCAGCCCGAATCCACAAGGCAATCCAGCACGGACTTGGACAGGTTATCCAGGTCTGGTCGTGTCGATTTGTTCACTACATCTGCCCCGGTCTTGTCAGCGATACGCTTGCTCTCCTTGGTGTGGGGATAGATGAACACTATACCAACCTGGCACGGCTCGTCAAGGGGGGTGACCTTGGCTTCCTGCGCCAGCGTCTTCATCATACTGGTAGCCTCAAGACTCCACTTCTTTGCGGAGGACTTAGCCATCTTACCCACGAACATCTGTCCGGTCTTCTTGTTCTTGAGGATGCGAAGTGCAGCTTGATGCGTGGGCGGTGGCTCGATCTTGATGTGGAACAACATAACTATTGGGTTACCACCCTTGATTAACTGGGTCAACTGTGTATACTTATTTAATGGATACAGACCCGAAGTTTGAACGATTGGATGGCACGAACCCAGAGGCCGGCAAGAAGTTGCCCAAGCATACTGTGAAGCGTATCGAGCAACTGCTGAAGCAAGGCACAGCCCCTGCCGACACAGCCAAGATGACCGCAGTCGAGCCACGGATCGTCGGGGAGATTCGTAATAACTTACAGGATACAGGACAACTCGATGTCCTGGCGTTCAAGCGCAAGACCGCACACCGCCTTGCATCGTTTGTAGACAAGGCAACCGAGCGACTTGAGAATGAGGTAGACGGAATCCCCCTTGGTCAACTGATGCTTTCAGCTGCCATTGCCATCGATAAGTTGGACAAACTGGTAGACCCTACCCCTACTGTGAACATCAAAGCAGAACTTCGTATCTCTGCGGACGACATCAATAAGTTGCTGGATACCAAGAGTTTGATTATCGATGCCGAGCCAGTTGACCCACCCAAGCCGGAATAAAATCACAAAAGAGTTATTTTGCCGTTGACTGAAGGAAGGGGGTTCGCCATCACTGGCAGTCCTTCCTATGAGCAATCCAGAAAACACGCACTTCATTTGTGCAATCAACATTCGGGGAATCCACCTCCCCGGTTGTCACAGCCAGGTCGTCAGCATCCTGCGTGACCCGACTGACTTCATCAACCGCATCGGCAAGACCGAGCGATTCCCGGAGTTAATCGACCACGAATGGTATGTACGTCCTGTCTGTGTCACTCGCATCGGCAGCGAGAACAGGGTCTACACCGATCTCGACTCTGCCTACAACATCCCGTTGGCTTACACCAGCGAGGAAGGCATCATCTTCAACCAGAAGCACCCGCTTCACGACCAATACATTCTCCCTCAAACCAAGTAACATATGACCCAAGAAAACCAAACCAAGCAGAAGCCCCAGACTACCATCGAGGTAGTCGAGTACTTCGACCTCAACAAGCGTCCGGCTGACCGCCTCAAGGCTGCCATCACCGACGATGTCGTGAGCAAGTTGTCGTGGACTACCCTGCGTTCCCTCGCCTTCGCCTGTCGTGACCCGAAGACCAGCGCCAAAGGCATCACGCTGTCCCAGAAGGTTATGATGTACCGCAAGTACGACAAACTCTGGGAGTCCATCTCCGAAGCCGTCAAGGTCTATGGTAGCAACATCAACGATGTGAAGTGCCAGCCAGAGATCGGTGAAGATGTCGCATCCTTCCGCACCCGTTACCTCCAGGCTGTGCTTGGACTGACCAAGTGAACGACGAGGAATACCTTAATTCCTTACACGCACAAAACGAAGAACTCGAAATGGAAATCCAAATCCAATGCGAGGAGAAAGAAATCCTCCAGAAGCACATCGATGCAATGAAGAAACTGCTCAACCAGTTTGAGACGATTTGCTCCGGCAGGGCTTCCGACCCGATGGTCGCCACCATCAAGAAGTGGCGCACCCTCAAGAAGAAGATGAGCAAGGAGGAAATCGTCTAATGCGATACTTTTCGGTATGCTCCGGCATCGAAGCTGCATCCGTGGCTTGGGAGAAACTCGGCTGGACTCCAGTGGGGTTCGCAGAGATTGAGGAGTTCCCGTCGGAGGTATTGAAGACGCGCTACCCAACAGTAAAAAATTATGGAAACCTCGAAAACTACAAACAGTGGGACATCGAACCAGGAACAGTTGATGTTCTGGTCGGAGGCCCACCTTGCCAAGCCTTCTCAGTTGCCGGTATGCGAGAAGGAATGGATGACCCACGTGGTAACTTATCCCTCATCTATTTCGGACTTGTTAAGAGACTTAAGCCAAAGTGGATTGTGTACGAAAATGTCCCAGGACTCCTGTCATCGAAGTCTGGATCAGACTTTTCGGCCCTCCTCACAGCGTTGGCTGACTGCGGGTATGGGTTCTGCTACCGAGTGCTGGACTCACAGTTCTACGGCCTTCCCCAGCGGCGGCGCAGAATTTTCCTCGTTGGGTGCAGTTCTGGAGACTGGCGACATTCCGCAGCGGTACTTCTTGACGGCCCGGGCAGCTTCGGGGGTTCTACGACGAAGCCTACTACGTGGAAAGGAACTCCCCCCCCTTCTGTTACAGGCGTTGATGCATCAAGCAGGATTAACTGCCGACCAGATGGAATCTCTGGCTCAGTCACCAGAAAGTGGCACAAAGGAACAGGAGGCCCAGCAGGAGATGAACATTACAACCTCATTGCCACTGGAGGAGATGGAGGACAGCCCAACGGAGGAGACGGAGGAGTAGACAACCGGCCCGTAGTCCTAGATCGTGCTGCCTACTCCCAGGGCATCAACGCAAAGTTCGACCCTCTCATCCAGCATTCGGATTCAGTTCCTGCGCTGGTAGCCCGTGGCCCTCATGCGGTACAACCGCCCATCGCCTTCAAGGTGCGATGCGGTGGTGAGTACTCCGGGGCAAAGGGTGGAGAGGTGAAGCCGACAGAGCGTGGCGGTACGGGTATGTTGCACTATGAGGATAAGACCTTCACTGTCGCTGCTACCCAAGACCAGTTCGTCGCAACACCTAGCCAGTTGGTCTATGAGAACCATCCGAATGACAGCCGTGTCACCGGCCCACATGATGTAGCACCTACTGTAGCTGCACGATTTGGTACGGGTGGTGGCAATGTGCCATTCGTCCAGAACATCCAAGGCGTTGACCTGTACAACCAAGCACTCACTGGCGATCTCCATTGCCCGTTGCGTACTGCCGGTGGTCATGGTGCGCCAGCGGTCATGCAGGAATGCATCTCGTTCCAACCTGGCAACCTTCGCAGGGATGCCGGTGCCGAACCCAATGCAGAGACCACCACGACGCTCAAGGCAAGCATGGGTGACCAGATTCCACACATCGCCACACCTATGGCGGTACGAAGGCTTCTACCTTCAGAGTGTGAGGCATTGCAGGGGTTTCCGAAGGGGTGGACTGACATCACCTGGAAGGGTAAGCCAGCGCCAGATGGACATAGGTACAAGGCCATCGGCAATAGCATGGCTACGAACTGTATGCACTGGATCGGTCAGCGTATCCAAATGGTTGATGACTTGGTTGCCGAGTTGAACAAGACCAAGGGCTGACCACACTGCGGGTATGTCATATATCCGCATCGAACCCAGAAAGCACTTTGATAAGGCCATCCACAAGGTACGCAAGGATGGCTACATCACATATGACTACTGGGGTATGGTGCGGATATGTGAACGCCTGTATGACCTCAATGCAGAAAGCGCACTTGAATGGGTAGAGTACAACATCTTGGGACTGAACGACAGCATGGACACATACTTCGGGGTATGGTACGAGGATGTAGATGCCCCGGCAAAGGTACGCAGGGTACGCAGAGAACTCAAGGTACGAGCCAAGGTACGGGCAAAGGTACGCAAGCCAGGAAGGGTACGCAAGGTAGGCAAAAAGGTAGGCAAGCGACGGGCAAGGTAGGCAAGGTAGGTAGGGCGGTAGGTAGGCTTAAGGTACGCACAGGTAGGTACGCATACATATGCCCACACCATGTGTGTGCGCTCGCACTGCATGGAGCTGCCGTCCGCACTCCAGGTTCGCAACTCCTGGCATACAATTACGATCTACTGGTAGACGCACTGCACCGGCACACAGGCAAGCCCCGTCATGTAGTGATAGACTGGATACAGGAGAAGGTAGTACCCCTTTCCGAAGGGGGAAAACCCGGCCTTAAAATAATCTATAAATGAGTTAACTTTTGTGTTGACGGGTTAACTGCCAGGCATTTGTGTGTGTGTCCTTACTCACACATATGATTACTACATTCGCAGAAATGAAACAGTTGGAACTGACTCCGGGCCAAGCCCTGGCACTGGAGCAAATCCGCAACCTGGAGGCACAGGTTATCACGATCAAGAAAGAGACTTCTGATATCTACGCAGACAAAGCTGCCCGGAATTCGACGCGCCTAAAGAAAAGCGAAGGTGAACGGATTGCCTTCCTTAATGGGCAGTTGGAAATTGTCACTGCCAACTTGGACGCACTGTCCAAGCACTATGCAGACTCCATCAAGTCTGATTTGCGTCGGCACATCATGGATAACTACACTATCCCGGTGCTCAAGTCTGCCGGTCTGTTGCATCACTTGGACCTGGATAATCGTGACAAGAATGAATCCCTCTTTAGTGACAAGTACTACTCCCTTTCCCTTGCGTCGGCACACTGCCGAGTGCGCTTCTCACTAGGCACATGGGGCGAGCTGCGTGATGTGGAGTTCAACACGGAAGAGAATGAAACGGGAAGCCGGTCCTGGTACTCAATCGCACGCACTTTTAGGGCGAAGGACTTGAACAGTGTATTTCTGGGACAGTATAACATCAGTGTTTCCTCTATGCAAATCCCGTGCAGTGATGAGGGACACAGGATTGCAAACCTACTGGGCAAGGTAATCAACATTTGCGATTGCTTCAATAGTGCCGTGCCTACTGCCACTGGCATTTCCTACATCACACACCGGCTTGATGAAGGTTACCTGGAACGGATTAAGACTTCATACGAAAAACGCGCCACTGCCGAGTAATCACATTTTCCATACACACATGAAAAACAAGAATACCATTAAGGACTATGTAGTGACTGAAACGATCACTATCGAATATCGAATCCCAGCCCGGTCTGCCACTGACGCACAGGAGTCATACGAATCCATGATGGAAGATCCAGACAATCGGGTTCTCATCACTACTGATGGCTGCACCTGTTCCTCTTCTACTACCACTGAAATAATCGTCGAAACTTCCGAAGAGTACGACGCACGATCCGAATAATTTCCACACATACACACATGAGCAAACTAGATAAACTAATGGTACGCGCTTTGGGATTCGCTTACGACCTGGGCATGAAGGTGGGCGAGAATCATGCCAACTGGCAGGAGCAATATTTGTTTGGGGGAAGGCACACTGGTGACCAGCGTAAAGCTGCACGGGAAGTACTCCGGGCAATTGATGAAGGGTACGATCTGGGACTGTACGACGGGTTGCCAGACTTGTCTGGTGAATGGGCCGACGGCCCTACTCCACAGTCAGTCCTGGGTGATGTACTTCACGCGCTTGATGTGAAGCCTGGCACTAAACAGGCAGAACATATCGAAGAGTTTCTAGACGATCTCTGTAACGAATGGTCACTGGGCGTGCAGTCTGGATTTGAGTGCGAGCTGCACCGGCTTGCCACTGAAGCGATTAAAGAATAATCACATGGCACTCGATCCCACACTGGAAGACATGACTGCCTTCCTGCGCCAGAAGACTGCCGGTCTGTCAGACTGGAGAGAATGGCAAACTGAATGCATGGCCCGTATTGCCATTCACTACTTCGCATCACATCACTATGCCGGTCAGTTTTCAAACCTGTACCAGGCCATATGCAGTATTGATTACCATACCCCGAATGAAATGGAACTGGAAGACGAACCAGACGAGGAAGTACATTTCATGTACAAACTTCTGACTGATGAGTATGCGAAATGAGTTTACTTTCCGCGCTGCACATCACACAGTAACTTCTCCTTAAACACACACTATGTTTATCAAGACTAAATCCGAATTGGTTGAACAGTTGAAGTATGGGCAGTTCGCTTTTCCCGGTGGTTACCCTAGGTACTTTGTGGCAAAGGACATGAGCTGCATTTGTTATGACTGCCTAGTGCCAAAGGGCCGGGTTGAATCTGAAACTGATATTGAATCACGCGCCATAGACGCACTCGATAATCCGAATTCAGACAAAGCCTGGGAAGTGAATTATGTAGACATCAACTGGGAAGACAGTTCACTTCTATGTGACGAATGTAATAAGCAAATCCCTTCCGCATACGGAAACTAATTTCCCACACACACACACATGAGCAAACCCAAAAATGAACCCAAGGTATACACGATCTCGGAAACGATTTATGTGTCCTACCAGGTAGTCGCAATGTCGGAAAACGACGCACAGGAAGCATACCGGACTCTACCCACTGAAAAATGGGATGAACTGGTAGCAGAAGCTGCGTCGAATAACTACTGCGACGACGAGGTAACTAACGAGGAAGAGTACGATCACGAAGGTGACTACCCCATGACTGATAAGGCAAAAAAGTATATCAGTGAAAACCTACCAGAAGGTTAACCCATGCGTACCTTAAAAGAAACGGGTTACGGACTAGCCGGTCAATTGAAGGTATTCACCATACCCAAAGGTATGTGGGTAGTACGCGCCAGTAACATAGGACTGAAGGAAGGGAAACCCCGTTACTGGTTAAAGCAAATCCCTCCACAGTACAGGAAGGACTATGACTTCCTGGGACTGTATCATGGGTATGGAATCCTACTGGAGCATAATGAGGTAGGGTAGAGCACACTGCCAAGGTACACAGGCCGGTAACCCCGGCCTTTTTTGTGCCTAGGTAGGTAGGTAGGTAGGTACACACATACGCACGCACGCACGCACGCACATACATATAAAGCTGCACTGCACGATCACGGGCCAGTGGGCCGAGCTGCGAGTGCAATCCCTCCAGGCTCCAGGCTCATGCGCCATGTGCCGATCTCCTGCCCGGTGTATGCCCTGGAGTCTGTATCAGTTTTATGCATACAGTCTGCCGTGCCGATCTCCTGCCCGGACCTGGCCAGTGCCTGGAACATTTCCCTTTACTATGGTATGCGCCTACCTACCTTCACTGATGCACCCACTAACATGACTACACCCACTGAACGCATCAAGGCACTGACTGCTGCCGTTAATAATTCCGACAAGAGACAGGGCCGGCCCAAGGGCTTCCCCCTGCGTGACGCTGCTTCACTGGAAGCGAAGGTTTCCACTGATGGAGTAGTGACTGCCTACATAGACAATCACGAACCAGAAGCCAGGTTCGCAGTGCTAACTGTGGAGGAAGCGAAGGTAACGAAACTACTTCACGCTCCCCTTAAGTTTTATGGGCCAAGTGACTATGTCACTGTAGCCGGTGTAAAGTACCTAGTGGCATACATAGGGTAAGACTTGACCCCACACAGTACGCGCCAAACAATCTCTTTCCTTCCCACACACACACATGAAAATCAAACGCACAAAAGTACGCACACCCAAAGTTGACACCATTGCCGAGAACCTGGCACGGCACCTGGAGGTAGAAGGTGCAGACCACTCCATTCGGTTGGCATTTCTGAATGCAACCCGTGACCAGTCTAGCTGCCCGCAGGGTTTGCTTAACATTGCATGGAACCTGGTATACTTGGCCCAGATTGTCCTAGAGAATGCCGAGTACGCTGCAAAGTACGAAGACAAGGTTAACGCACAATATAAAGGCACTGATGATGAAGTGCTGTCACTCCTGCCCTTCATCAAGGATTTCGATAAGGCACTCCAGTCGGCCCGTGATGAAGTAGCCGGTAATGTGCCACTGTCTTAATTTCCCCCAAACCCACACACACATGAGCAAACCCAAACAACCCAAGGTAGTGCGCTACACTACCAAAGTAGTAACCTATGTAACTCCGCAAGGGGTAGAGTACACACTGCCAGCCGGTACACTGTGCAAACGAGTACCAGGCCAGTGCAAACAGGACGGAGTGATGATCTCAAACCCCTGGTGTGTTGCCGTAACCCCAGATAAGTACTTTGAAGACATTGCCTTTATCGAGTACGGGAAAAAGTACGGGTTCATTATCAGTGAAGACTTCCTGGGTAAGGAGTTTCCAGAAGAGAAGGACTGGCACCGGCAGTTCAAGGTACTGGCAGACAAGGCAGACCTGGGTACTATGTACAAGGGCCAGTCAGTTCCCCCAGCTGCCGTGCTCCAGTGGGCAAGCCAAGCAATCTCTTCCAAGTACTGGGAACAGTACGCGCCAGAAAAAATCATCAAGGTATGGAGTGAAGTCTTCCATGCGGAGCATGACAATGAACATGAGTTCGCTTGGGACTACCTAGAGAACTGCCAGTGGTCGCTGCTGAAGGAGTTACAAAAGGCCGGTGTGGAGCACTGTTTCGACCTGGCACTCTACTGGAGAAACTACCTGTCCCATGACTACGGACTGATTAAGTATGTGGATAGGAAGACACAGTTAGTTCACTCACTATTCTACAGACGGAACTGGTAATGTGTGCGCCATAGTCACGCTAGTCCTAGTACTAGTCTACTTTGCAAAGGGCCGTTAGTGGCCCTTTTTTTGTGCCTACTGCCTACACCCCGGCGTCTGGGCCAAGCTGCTATTAGCTGCCGTCCGCACTGCCGTCGGCCCGTTATGATCTCTACCCACTGCCTGGGTAACCCGTACAGACTCCGCGCCAAGTCTACCCCCAGGAAGTAAATAAGACAGAAAACCCGAAAATCGCATTAGATAGGCCTGGCCGGTCCACTGCGCCCAGTTTACTTTTGCCCTTACCTACCCCCTTGTAAATGCTGCAAGGGCTTCCTAGGGCATTTTTTGAGTGTGACTAAACTGTTGATTATCAGTGACTTATGAAAGTGTTAAATAAATGTAAAAAACGGCTTTTAACATGACTACATTACTAATGATTACAGGTTAACGCGGCCTTAACATGATAACATTACCCAGGATTACAGGTTAAGACGATCTTAACATGACTTCCTTACCCTGGATTAACAGTTTAAAGTATTATAAACTTTCTAACAGTAAACCACTGACTTGGCACGGCCCATGCTTGCGCCAGGCCTTTTATAATATTGTTTCGTAAGTCACTAGTAAACAGGCACTTATGACTTTTGCAAAAAGTATGGTCTAGAATGCCCTAGGAAGCCCTTGCAGGGGGTAATCCATAGTAGGACATAGGCAAAGTAAACTGCCTTCTACGGCCTTTCTAGGGGGTTTAGACGCGAAATTCACCATTTTACCCCTTCTAACTCGATTTACTTGCACACCCCGGCGTCGCGCCTACTCTAATTGATGCACCCACTACCTATGAATAAGCACACTGACACACCCCTTGGCCAAGCCATACTCGGCACGCTGGTCATGTTTATGATCTCTGGCATCATCACCGGCATACCCCTGCTGCTGGTCTACTTCCTTTCCAAGTAACTTCCCACCCACACACACACATGAAAAAATACCTAATAGAGAAAACTGTCAGCACCCAGGCACACACCCAGGCACTGCGTAAGGCACTGGTGACTGTCCTAGAAATCCGAACGCGCCTTATCACTGGTCCGGCTAACACACTGCCAGAAAACTGGGACAGTGTACCAGTGGGCGAAGTGCTGACTTCGATTTCCTGGGACATTGCTATGACTACGGACGCTGCTGATGTCACTAGCCGTCATCCGATTTTTAACTCTACTGACAATGTCTGGAAGACTCAAACCCGGCACGGCATTTGCCAGACTGCGGGTTACCTTGCGGGTTATTATAACATTCTCGAACTGTTGATGAAGTCCTTTGCCTCACAGTATGAAGCAGAGCTGCATTACTTGAACTACGCAGTCGAACTGTTGGAAATGGAAATTGAATCCAACTCCTAACACCCAGGAAAGTAAACTCTCCCACACACACACCCATGAAAGAAATCCCATCCGAATCCGAACTGCACCGGCGTCTGCACCAGGTCGCAACCCAGTTCCAGAAGCCAGACCGAACTGCCGTAGAGACTATGTCACGCGCCATGTCATTCGTCGCACTCATGCTTAATGAAATGAGTCTGAACGCAGACCTAAAGCAATGTGATGCCGACGCACTCGCTGCCGGTGCTCTCATGCTCGCATCACAGTCAGACGAGATTCGTGCAGGAGGCGAAACGGAAGAGTCCGCAGACTTCCATGCTCGCGCCCTAGCTGCCGTCTGCCGTGCCTACACTGCACGAATGCATGAGTCTGCCCGTGGCTCTCGTCTGGTGAAGAAGCAGAAGCAGGAAGACAGTGACGAGCACTATGGAGTCTGGCCACCTAACAACTCTACTCCATGTAAGTAAACACTCCGCAGAGTAACACACTACCCCAGGTCGCACTGGGGTTTTTTGTGCCTACTCACTAGCCGGACTGGTGTGATGTCATGCGCCATGTATGATCTCAAACCCGTTGCACCCAGGTCTGTCCGTATTGAATAACCTATGACAGTGTGTAGTGGGTGCGTCATTACACTGCCGTAGTTAACGAGTCATTACACTGCGTAGTGAGTGCGCCACTACACTTGCTGCACAGTCCGGTCTGGTGGCTGTATAATATTCTTTCAGTGGAATATAATATTTACTGTAGAGAATATAATATTTCTATTAGAACTCTATAATAAAGTTTGGACGGCCCAGACTGGCGCGGACGGCAGCTGACCCCGGCGGGGGGGATCGCCCAGGGGGAGGGGGGTGGTGGGTCAAGCGGGTCTACCCATACACCT